TTATAACGAAGAAAATTTTAATTATGATATTGTAAACATACCGCTTAAAAATTAATATGGGAGATGAATTTCACGCAATCATAAAAATGATATCTGGAGAAGAAGTATTGTCATTAGTAATGGTGGACGAGAATGATGGAGATCCTATTCTCATTCTTCAAAATCCAGTAATTGTAAAAATGTTAGAAAATAGAGGAGGATCTTATATAAAAGTAAAACCTTGGATAGAACTATCTAATGATGATTTTTTTATTGTTAGACAAGATAAAATTATTACTATGACTGAAACTACAGATGAGAAGTTAATCAATATCTACACTCAATATATTACAGACTCTTCTAATGAAGATACTGATGATTTTAATCAATATGGAAAAGTAAAGCCATCTGAAAAGATGGGATATATTTCAACAGTCAAAGAAGCCCGTAAAAAACTAGAAAATATATTCAAGTTAGAAGTAGAAGATACTAAAGAAAGCTAAATCTCATCCTTTAACCCTAACAAAGGTATTCTACTGCTGACACGCTACCTTGTCAAGTCTTTGTTGATGTGCTAAAATAAAGATATCTTATAGAATTAGTAATCGATGTCATGCCTAAAAAGAAATCAGAACATTATGTAAATAATAAAGAGTTGTTGGAGGCAATGATCGTTTACCGTACAAAAGTCGAAAAGAAATATAAAGAGATATACGGTAAAGATTTACGAGAACAACCAAAGGAAGAAAGAGCACGAAGATGGGATGGTAAACCTCCCATTCCAAATTATCTTGGAGATTGTTTTTTAAAGATCGCAACTCACTTATCATATAAACCAAACTTTGTAAATTATATGTTTCGTGAGGACATGATTTCAGATGGAATCGAAAATTGCGTTCAATATATTCATAATTTTGATCCTGAGAAATCCAAAAATCCTTTTGCTTATTTTACGCAGATTATTCATTATGCTTTTCTCCGTAGAATCCAAAAAGAGAAAAAGCAACTTGACATTAAAACCAAAATTATCGAAAAAACAGGTTTCGATGAAGTTATGATGGTTGATGACAGTTTGCTTTCAGGACACAGTTCGGACTATAATACTATTAAAGATAATATTCAGTACCGCAATCGATAATTATGAATGATAAAATAATTGTTTATGATAATTTTTTGAGTGATGAAGATTTGAAAAATGTATTCATTAATATGCAAAAAAATGAATCTAGTTGGTACTTAAAACAAAAATCAACATACAAAAAAGGTGTAAATGCTAATGAGTTTGGACAATTAATGGTAAGCAATATTACATTCTTTAATGATTATCTTTTTGATAAAATTAAAACGTATTTAAATATTAAATCATGTGATATTCAAAGAATATATTTTAATGGACAATTGCCACATATTCATGGACATTTTCATGAAGATGGTTGTGATAATACTGTGTTGATTTATGTTTCAGAATATGATGAAGAATGGGGAGGATTTACTCAAATAAAAACTCCAAACAGCAGATGTAAGTTCATATATCCAATTCAAAAAAGAATGTTATCTTTTCCAGGAAATTGGGAACATAAAGGATTTGCATATTCATATGATTTTTGTCCTATGAGACTATCTTTAGCATATAAATTAAACAATGTGAAATTATGAAAATTACTGACGACATTATCGCACGTTTGGGAGAAGCACTGGACATGCGAAAGAAAGATGGCACACCCATATGGAGTGACGATCAAGAAATTGAAATCAACATCGCAGGAACTTTTGCGAATGATAAATTCATCGTTATCAATAAAAAACGACCAAGAGAAGAAAGCACTCCCGACCCTAATTTGAAAGCACACCACTCTAAATGAAAGTAGCAATCATCACAGACACTCACTATGGCGCCAGAAAAGGTTCAAAGTTTCTTCATGATTACTTTGAACTTTTCTACAAAAATGTCTTCTTCCCTGCTCTAAAGGAACATGGCGTAGAAACTGTGATTCATATGGGAGATGCTTTTGATAGTCGAAAGTCAATTGACTATCAAAGTCTTGAGTGGGCAAAGAGAGTTGTATTTGAACCACTCAAAGAGTATGATGTTCATATGATTATTGGCAATCATGATACTTATTATAAAAACACCAATGATGTAAATTCTCCAGACCTTCTTCTTCAAATTTATTCAAATGTTAAAACATACAGCAAAGCAACGGAAGTTAACATTGGAGGACTGGATATTTTATTTCTACCTTGGATTAATTCGGAAAATGAAAATGAAACCTATCAACTTATTCAAAAGACATCTTGCAAGTGTGCGATGGGGCACCTTGAGCTCCAAGGATTTAGAGTTAATCGACAAATCATCATGGAGCATGGTACTGACGGCAAGTTATTTGAGAACTTCACCAGAGTCTACAGCGGTCACTACCACACTCGATCGGATGACGGAAAGGTCTTCTATCTAGGAAATCCTTATGAGATGTATTGGAATGATGTAAATGACCCAAGAGGATTTCATATTTTTGATACAGAAACTCTAGAGCACATTGCAATTGATAATCCTTATAAGTTATTCTATAATATTTACTATGAGGATACAAACTATAAACTTTTCAATGCCTCTGAATTTAAAGATAAAATTGTAAAGGTTATTGTTCGTAAAAAATCAAAACCAAAAGACTTTGAAAAGTTTATTGATAAGATTCACTCTGCCGGTGTTCAAGAACTTAAAATTGTAGAAAACTTTGCCATTCAGGAATCTGAAGATTTTGAAATTAGTGAAGAAGAAAGTACGATTTCTATCTTGAATAGATATATTGATGAGTCCGAATTCGAATATGATAAGACAACAATTAAAGGTATATTCGAGGACTTATATAGACAAGCGTGTGAAGTAGAGTAATGTTTCTTCTAACCCTCAAAGACAGAAAAGATGACGGAGCATATGCCGTTCAAAATAATTTGGGAGAAAAAGTTCTGTTTCTTTTTGAGGAAGAAGATGATGCCACTCGTTATGCTCTAATGCTTGAAGATGATGAAGATAAGGAAATGGAAGTCGTAGAAGTTGATGACGAACTTGCCATAAAAACTTGCATATTGTATAATTACAAGTATGCGGTGATTACACCAAATGACATTGTGATACCACCTAAGAATGATAACCTTCAAGAAGATTAAATGGAAAAATTTTCTCTCAACTGGAAATCACTGGACAGAGATTGATTTTCAAAAGAGCGCTACAAACTTAATCATTGGAACAAATGGTGCGGGCAAGTCTACTATGTTGGATGCCCTCACTTTTGTTTTGTTTAATAAACCTTTTCGTAAGATTAACAAACCTCAACTTGTTAATACGACAAATGAAAGGGATTGTCTTGTAGAAATTGAGTTTAGTGTAAACAATAAGGAATACTTAGTTCGTCGTGGAATCAAACCAAATGTGTTTGATATTGAAGTCAACGGAGTTGCTCTTCATAAAGAGGCAGATGATCGTGCTAATCAACGCATTCTTGAAGAGAACATTCTAAAAGTAAACTACAAATCATTTACTCAAATTGTGATTTTGGGTAGTAGCAATTTTGTTCCCTTCATGCAGTTGAATAGTACAAATCGTCGAGAGGTTATTGAAGATCTCTTGGATATTCGCATATTCTCCGCAATGAATAATTTGCTCAAGGATAAGATGAGAAATCTTAAGGAGCAGATTAAGTCACTTGATTTGAGGAAAGAAAACTTAAAAGATAAAGTCAAGATGCAGAAAGACTTTATTGAAGAACTTGAGAATCGCGGAAATGCTAATATAAATGCCAACAAAGAAAAGATTATCAAGTTAGATGGAGAAGTTGGCATTTATATTGAGGAGAATACAGGAACAGAAGAGACTATTCATAGTCTCACAAAAGAACAGGAAGAAGTTATTGGTGCGGGTGATAAGTTAGTAAAACTAAACAATCTCAAAGGTAAATTGTCTCAAAAGGTAGGTACAATTACCAAAGAACACATGTTTTTTACCGAAAATTCGGTATGCCCTACATGCACTCAGGATATAGAAGAAGAGTTTCGATTAAATAGAATTACAGACGCTCAAAATAAAGCAAAGGAGCTTCAACAAGGATACAAAGAACTTGAAGAAGCAATTAAAGTTGAAAAGGAGAGAGAGCGTCAATTCATTGCACTTTCAAAGGAGATTACTGAACTCAATAATGGCATTTCTCAAAACAATACTCGGATTAGTTTCAACCAGAGTCAAATCAGAGATCTTGAACATGAAATTCAAACTATTACCAATCAGTTACAAAACCGAAATACTGAACATGAGAAATTAGATGAGTTTCAAGAAGGTCTTCAAAAAACGTTTGAAGACCTGAGTAATAAGAAGGAGCAAATGCTAAACTATGAGTTCTCTTATTCCCTCCTCAAAGATGATGGAGTCAAGACTAAAATCATTAAAAAGTATTTGCCCTTCATTAATCAACAGGTTAATCGATATTTGCAGTTGATGGATTTTTACATCAACTTTTATCTTGATGAAGAGTTCAATGAAACTATAAAATCTCCTATTCATGAGGATTTTTCATATTCTTCATTCAGCGAAGGTGAAAAGATGCGTATTGATCTTGCGCTACTTTTTACTTGGCGGGAAGTTGCCAGATTGAAGAATTCTGTAAATACAAACCTTCTTATTATGGATGAAGTTTTTGATTCATCTTTGGATGGATTTGGAACAGATGAGTTTCTCAAAATTATTCGCTTTGTCATCAAAGACGCAAATATATTTGTCATCTCTCACAAGACCGGATTGGAAGATAAGTTTGGAGAAGTAATTCGATTTGACAAAGTGAAAGGATTCAGTAGAATGATCTAAATATCATTAGTACTATGGACACTTTTAATTATGGGATACATACCTTATTCACCTGAATGGCATAGATATCGTTATCTCAAGGAATCGATAGGTAAATATCTAGATGATGGCATAGAACCTACTTCTATCATGAATGATATTAGGCATATACTTCATGTAAGATCTGAAGTTGCTTATCAGGAGTTCAATAGAATCAATCAACTAGAGCACCATCT